AGTTTTATTATAGCAGCGACAATATTGCCTCAGGCGTCTTTAAATTGTTCAAGCGAGCTAACAGCTAGGAGGGCCGAAGAATGTCTGACTATACCCATCGTATGGAAAACGGAGAGCAGATTGAGCTAAGTGCAGAAGAAATCGCTGCGCTCGAAGAGAACGACCGCGCTGAAGAGGCACTGCTGCCTGATCGAAAATGGGAAGAGATCCGCACTCGGCGTAATGCCCTTTTGGCCGAAACGGACCACTATGCGTTGCAGGACCGAGAGTTATCTGAGGAAATGGCCAACTATCGGGAGCAACTCCGGGAAGTCCCGCAGAACACCGCTGACCCTCTGAAATTTGATATGGAAAGTGGCTGGCCCACTAAGCCATGATGATGTTAGGTCTTTATTATGGCTAGGGCAAAAAGAAAAAAGAAGAAGGGGTAATATCGTATGCCGTTATCGAAGATACAATTTAACCCCGGTGTTAATAAAGAAGTCACTGCTTATTCTAACGAGAATAGATGGTTTGATTCTGATTTAATCAGGTTTCGTAAAGGTCACCCTGAAAAAATGGGCGGCTGGGATAGATTAAGCAGTAATTTAATAGAGGGCATAGGACGATCTCTTCATACTTGGGCTGCTCTTGATGGTTCAAAGTACATGGGTGTTGGTACTGATACCAAATTCTACATAGAAGAAGGTGGTTCGTATAATGATATAACCCCTATCCGAAGAACAGTTACTCTTTCATCTAATCCTTTCACCACTGGCACAGCAGGAAGTGGCGTTGTAACCGTTACTGATCCTAGTAACGGGTCTCTCACGGGGGATTTTGTGACATTTACGGGGGCTACTACAACGGATGGTATCACCGCTGCTCAATTAAATACGGAACATCAAATAACCGTGGTTGATGTTAATAGTTATACAATTGATACGGGAGGGAGTGCTTCATCTGGTTCTACGGCTGGTGGCGGAACCCCCATAGCTTATTATCAAATCAATTCCGGCCTTGATATTAGTGTTGCCGGGACTGGTTTTGGGGCTGCTTTTTATGGTGGTATAACGGCAGTTTACTCCCAAACTACTCTAAATGGTCTTATTTCAGATTCCGCCACTTCGATAATTCTAACAAGCGCAACTGATTTTGAAGTTGCCGCGAGTACCACCACCTCTAATTTGTCTATAATAAGTGACACTGTTCCTTTAGCCGATGCTTCGGGTTTCCCTAGCATAGGTACGGTCACAATTGGAAGTGAGAACATACGCTATGGAAGTAAAACCAGTAATACTTTAGCGGATTTAACCCGTGGTACGGATGGTACAACGGCGGCGGCTTCTACGAGTGGGGCGGCTGTTACTTTTGTTGGTTTGATATTAATTGAAAATGAACTGATCCAGTATACGGGTAAAACGTCTCAAACATTAGATGCGGGTGTGGTGCGCGGAGTGCGTGGTACGACAGCAGTAGGTCATAGCGATGCCACCATTGTTAAAGAGGCCAATGATTTTGTGGCATGGGGTGGCGCTTCTTCTATAACATCTTCTCAGCAATTACGGTTATGGTCTCAAGATAACTGGGGGGAAGATTTAGCTTTCGCTGTTCTGGACGATGCTCCTTACTATTGGGATAAGACTCTTGGTCTGGGTGCCAGAGCTACTACTCTTGCAGCACAAACAGGAGCGTCTGATGCTCCCACCTTAACGCGGCGCATTATGGCATCTGGCGCGGACAGGCATCTGGTTTGTTTTGGATGCAATCCTCTTGGGGAAACGATACAGGACCTTTTAATGGTCAGATGGTCGGATCAGGAAGATCCCTTTGACTGGACCCCGACAGCTACCAATACAGCGGGAAGTCAACGAATTTCAAGTGGTTCAGAAATCATATCGGCACAAAAAACCCGCGAAGAGATGCTCATTTGGACAGATACCTCTTTATATTCGATGAGATTTACCGGACCTCCTTTTACTTTTAGTTTTACCTTACTAGCCAACAACGTTTCTATTTTAGGGCCAAATGCAGTTACGACTGTAGGCGACAAGGTTTTTTGGGTCGATAGAGAAAATTTCTATGTTTATACCGGACGGGTACAAATCATACCTTGCACCGTATTAAGATATGTTTTTGACGATATAAACCTGGAACAGGGTTTTAAATTCTTTGCTGCTTCAAACAAGATGTTTGACGAAGTGTTCTGGTTTTATGTTTCTTCTGGTGCTGACGAAATAGATCGTTACGCTAAATTTAATTTTTCAGAGAATACGTGGGATATTGGTTCTCTATCCCGTACTGCATGGGTTGATTACGGCATACATGATAATCCACGTGCCGTTGGCAGAGCAAACAGCGCAAATTATGTTTACATCCATGAAAAAGGCGAAAATGCCGATGGCTCGGCTATGGCTTCTTATATTCAATCATCAGATTTTGATTTATCCCCGGACGGGGATCATTTCTTGTTCTTAAAGAGACTTATACCTGACATTTCCATTACAGATACAAGCGTAGATTCTTCCGGGTCCGTAGATTATGTCATCAAAACAAGGAATTTTCCGGGGGATTCTTACAATACGAATTCAACGAATACGGTGACCGCAACAACGCAACAAGCTTTTTTAAGAGCACGTGCTCGTCAGGCAGCTCTGAGAGTGGAAAGTTCAACCACCAATCTTGCGTGGACTTTGGGAGATTTAAGATTGGATGTGCGTCCAGATGGTAGGCGATAATGGCTCTATTATTAAATCACAGTCTTCCGAGTGTCCCTGATGAATATGACCCTGATGATTTTACACGTATAATGCGTGATATTGAGATAGCGTTAACTAAACTGGATTTTCCCGTAAGGGTGAGCGGTAAAGATGACACAAACGGGATTGCTTGGTTTATGGAATAATGGCAACTGCATACAAGAACATAGGAAGTTTAGTTGGCTCCACGGGAGATGTCACAATATATACGTGTCCCACGGCCACTGAAGCCATAATCAAGAACATTAACTTGTATAACAGCCATAGTGGAACTATAGTTATTTACCCTAAGATAACCGACAGCTCGGCTTCAGTGACGGTTACACTGGAAAAGATTAGCCTTGCAACTGTCGTGCAAACGTCGCTCGCTGGTCCCTTTATATTGGAAGACGGTGACACGCTCCTACTTAATTGCGATGTAGCCTCAAAAATTTATGTTTTTGCGAGTGTACTGGAACTTTCATAATGACGGAACAGGTAACCCACAAGCGTCTTAGTAGCGGTCTTCAATCATTTACAGAAGCATCCCCGGAATATGAGTTAGCCCCTCTTGGCATTGCATCGATGCATGACCAAGCGCAGCGGCTAGCCGAATATGGCCGCAATGGTGATATATACGTTATTCACGCAGCGGAAGGCGAAACCGTTATTCCTATGGAAGTGCTTGATGCCAATCCGCAAATCAAGCAGCTCCTGTTTTCCCAGATGAAAGAGATGGGCCTTGACCCGCAGGAATTTGTTGTCGGCAATGAACTGAATAGCATTAACCCTGTCACGGGTCTGCCGGAGTTTTTCTTCAAGAGCATTTTCCGTTCTGTTAAGAAGGCCGTCAAGAAGGTCTTCAAGGTAGCCAAGAAACTTGCGCCCGTAATAATACCCCTAGCTATAGGTGCATTTGGTCTTCCATTTCTTGGCGGCACGGCGTTGGGAACTATTTTCGGACCCGGGACGGCTGCTTCTGCCGCTTTAGGGAGCGGGTTGGGGAGTCTTGCAGGGGGAGGAAGTATGAAGGACGCCTTTAAATCGGCTCTTATTGGCGGAGGCGTAGCTACACTCAGCGGTGGTTTGGCCCGAGGTTTTCAGGCTAAACCAGATCAATTTGGCACCGAATTTATGAAAGGTGCCGGTCAAACATTAACCGGAGTAAAGGCACCTATTGGAGAATTAGTAGAGCAAGGTAAAAAAGCAGTTACGGATGCTTTTTCAATAAACGCGCCTAGAGAGCAAACGTTTGATGTTAGCGGACAACACCTTGCTTCCCTGAGCGACGGAACAACAGACGTAGGTAATATGTATGCCCAAAAAACCGTAGCTCCTTCTAGAGTTCAGGTAGCGCAAAAACAGGTCCTGCCAAAGTTTAAGCTTCGTAGCGGATCTACTGCATCTACTATAAGCCCCGAAATGAGTACTGCCTTGGAGAGTGTACAGGGTGTTACACCAAAAGCACTTGGTCAGAACCTTCCTATAGATTCTACGGGGCCTTTTGGTACAAAGGTAGGGGGTCAACTTCAACGCGGACTTTTAGGAACGCAATATACAGGAGCAGATGTTCTTAAAGAAGCTGGCCTCCAAAACTTACCAACGCCAACAACAAGGGCAGATATAGCGGCTATGAATGCAATTAAGAAAACAGCGGCTGATATAGCACAAAAAGCAAGCGCAGGACCCTTGAGAAAATATGGTCCTACGGCGGCAGCAGGATTAGGCATGGCTTCAGTGGCCGGTATGTTTGACCCACCAAAAGTTGAGGAAGTACCAGAAGATCCTAGACTTACAGCACTTAGTGGTCCAAGCGGCGCGGACCTTGTGGCAGCGGACCCCTCGAAATATCAAATCCCGGTTGACCCCTTGACTTATGCCGATCAACTTCGCACCGGACAAGGCATTCTTCAACCCAGCATCTATGCTTCCCATGGAGGCATGATCCAAGGTCCGGGAACCGGGACTT